TGCCGAACGCGTCTGGGATTACGCATCCCGTCTGGGCAACAACGCCCCCAAGATCGCCGATGACATGATGGAAGCGGCTTTCCCGCTAACCTGTTCGCAGGCCCGCGAAGAGGGCGCGCTGCGCATGCTGCGCACCGGGATCATTTCCGAGGTCAAGCGCATCCTGCGCAACCGCGATGACGGATTGGGCCAGTCAGATTTCGCAGAGGTCTGCGAGGCCTTCGCGCCACTGGTGAAAAAGTTGCGATCAAAATCGTACTTCGTTGAAAGCGCGCAGGAGTATGTCGGCATACCCGCTCTGATTGCTGAGCCCGAATTGCTGGATGACGCACGCCGGTTCATGCGGCGCAAAGGCATCGAATGCCTTGGTGAAGCCAACCGTCTGGATGCGCTGTTTATGGCCGTCACAGCGGAAGCGGCTGAGGCTGCGCCAATGATTTCTCATCCCTCCATGCCCCAATCAGAAGGAGTCCACTGATGGCTATTTCTCTTGCATCCCTGCGCACCAACACTGCACTGACGCCCCCACGCATCCTGATGCACGGCGTGGCTGGTGTCGGCAAATCCACCTTCGCGGCGGAGGCTGACCGGCCTGTGTTCATCATGACCGAGGATGGGCTCGGCAAGCTGCAGGTTCCACATTTCCCCCTCGCGACCAGCTATGTCGAGGTGGCGGAAGCGCTCGACGCCTTGCTGGTTGAGGAGCACGACTATGGCACGGTCGTCGTGGATAGCATCGACTGGCTAGAGCCGCTGATCTGGACAGAGGCGTGCAAACGCAACGGCTGGCAGTCGATCGAAACACCGGGCTTTGGCAAAGGCTATGCTGAAGCACTGACCGTCTGGCGCGAATATCTCGATAAGCTGAACGCGCTTCGTGATCGCAAGGGCATGGTGGTCATCCAGATTGCCCACACCGATATCAAGCGGTTCGACAGCCCCGAGCACGAACCTTACGACCGATATATCGTCAAGTTGCAGGCCCGCGCATCGGCGCTGCTCCAAGAGCATTCCGATGTGGTGCTTTTTGCGAATTACCGGATTTCGGTCGCCAAATCTGATGTCGGCTTCAACAAAAAGGTGACCCGGGCGCTCGGGTCCGGTGCGCGTGTCATGCACACCGAAGAGCGCCCCGCCTTCCTCGCCAAGAACCGTTACGGCCTGCCGGACACGCTCGATCTCAGCTGGGAAGCGTTCATGGCGGCTATGCCTCAATCTTAATAATGCACCAGAAAGGACACGATTATGGCACGTTTTGATACGTCATTTGACGCGACCAGCGTTGAACCCACCACGCCCATGGAATTGCTACCCGCAGGCAAATACCGCGCCCAGATTGTTGAGAGCGAGATGCGCGTGACCCGCAACGGCATGGGGCAGTTTCTCTGGCTAATGCTCGACATTCTGGATGGCCAGCACAAGGGCCGCAAGATGTTCGACCAGCTGAACCTGGTGAACCCGAACCCGACCACAGTCGAGATCGCGCAGCGCACGCTGTCTGCCATCTGCCATGCGACGGGCAGGATGCATGTCAGTGACAGCGAGGAGTTGCACCTGATCCCGATGACGATCCAGGTGAAGATCAAGCCGCCGAAGAACGGTTACGGCGAGAGCAACGCCATCGCCTATCTGCCGCCTGAAGGTGGGGGGGCGCCGGCCGCTGTCTCAAAGCCTGCTGCAAACCCCGCGGCACCGCCCTCAACGCAGGCCGCTGCTGTCCCGCCCAAGATGGCCTCTGCGCCCTGGAACAAGAAGGGCTGATCAATCGCGCTGCTCCGCTCCTTGACTGACGGAGCAGCGCCCAACCCCATCTGAGGATATTTCCATGACTGACCTGCAAAACACAGCCCCCGAGAATAATCTTGGGGCTGTGATCAGCCCCGGCTTGCCTGATGACCAGCGCCGGCTGATCGACCTCGACGATGATATCGCCAAGATCCGCACGCAGATCGCAACCGCCGATCTGGCACGCCAGCGCGGCCACAAGCCCATTGATCCTGACTGGTTTCACCGAGCCCGCACCGCGCTGCGCCACCTGTGCCGTGAACGGGCGGAACTGCTTGCCAAAGGCACCGGCCGTCGTCGCCGCGAAAAGCTGAAAGACGCTTTGATTGGGGTGCTGCGTGAGCGCCATGACCCCGAGACCTGGAACGTCATTCTTTCCGAGGCCCAAGCCCGCAGTGAACGGGAGGGCTTGTGATGGCTGATCTTCCCGCACCACCCACGCCGACGCTGACGGCGATTTATGCTGATTATGAGGCCCGCCAGGGCGATGGCTTCCGCGATCATCTTGGCGCGTCGATCATCGGTAAATCCTGCGCCCGTGCACTCTGGTATGATTTCCGGTGGGTGACACCGTCACGCTTTTCCGGCCGTCTGCTGCGCTTGTTCGAGACAGGGCAACAGGAAGAGGACCGGATGGTCCGCAACCTGCGCGCCACAGGGGCGACCGTACTGGAGGTCGATCCAGAGACAGGGCGGCAAATCCGCGTCGAGGCCCATGGCGGTCATTTCGGCGGATCGCTGGATGGCGTAGCAATAGGCATCCTTGAGGCCCCAAAAACCTGGCATGTGTTGGAGTTCAAGACCCATGGGGTCAAGAGCTTTGCCGACCTGACTGCCAAGGGCGTGGTGCTGGCAAAACCCCAGCACGCCGCGCAGATGCAGATCTATATGCACCTGACCGGTATCACCCGCGCGCTCTACATGGCTGTCTGCAAGAACACGGACGCGCTGCATATCGAGCGGATCGAGGCCGACAGCGCCATGGCCGAACGTCTGCTCGAAAAGGCCGGTCGGGTCATCTTTGCCCAGCATCCGCCCCCGCGGATCAGTGAGGACCCGGCCTGGTTTGAATGCCGGTTCTGCGATCACCATGCTGCTTGCCACGAGGGAGTTGCAGCCGCCGTGACCTGCCGATCCTGCCTACACGCCACGCCGGTCGAAGGCGGATGGCACTGCGCTCGCCATGATCGAATGCTGGCGCCTGCAGAACAGCGCGCCGCCTGCGGCAAACATCTCTTCATCCCCGATCTCGTGCCGGGTGAGGTCATCGATGCGGGCGACGACATCGTCAACTACCGCATGGCCGATGGCTCCGCCTGGTCAAATGACGCCCGTACCACGGAGGCCACACCATGCTGACCCTGCGCCCATATCAACAGGCCGCGATCGCTTCGATCTACGCCTATTTTCAGAACAACAAAGGCAATCCTTTGGTAGTTCTACCAACAGCGGCCGGAAAATCTTTGGTGGCTGCCGCCTTCATCGAGGGCGTGCTGAAAGCCTGGCCGGATCAGCGCATTCTGATCGTGACCCATGTGCGCGAGTTGATCGCGCAGAACCATGCTGAAATGATCGGGCTCTGGCCCGAGGCACCCGCAGGCATCTATTCGGCGGGGCTTGGCAAGCGCGAGGCGCAAGCGCGCATCTTGTTTGCCGGCATCCAGTCGATCCATCGCCGCGCGCACGAAATCGGCCACACCGATCTGGTCCTAATCGATGAGGCCCATCTCATCCCCGGCAATTCCAGCACGATGTATCGGCGTTTCCTTGATGCACTGAGTGCGATCAACCCGGCGCTGAAGGTGATCGGTCTCACCGCCACGCCGTTCCGGACGGATAGCGGCATGCTTCATGAAGGCAAATCGGCGCTCTTCACCGATATTGCTTTTGAAGCTCCGGTGCGCGAGCTGATCGATCAGGGCTATCTCAGCCCTCTGGTCTCAAAACAGCCCGCCACCCAGCTTGATGTCTCAAAAGTCGGCACCCGGGCGGGTGACTTTATTGCCCGCGATCTCGCGGCCGCAGTCGATCAGGACGCCATCACCCGCGCGGCGGTCACCGAGATCATCGACTACGGCAAGGATCGCAAATCTTGGCTGGCCTTCTGCTCGGGCGTGGATCACGCGCGCCATGTTGCGGAGGAATTCCAGCGCCGTGGCATCACTTGCCGCACGATTTTCGGGGATACACCAAAGGACGAGCGCGATGCCATTATCGCCGCCTTTAAGCGCGGCAACATTCGTGCGCTGGCGTCCATGGGCGTGCTGACCACCGGCTTCAACGCGCCGGGCGTCGATCTGATTGCACTCCTGCGCCCCACCAAATCCGCCGGACTGTATGTTCAGATGGTGGGCCGCGGCACAAGGCTGGCGCCGGGCAAGGAAAACTGCCTTGTTCTGGATTTCGCGGGTAATGTTCGCCGCCATGGGCCGATTGATCTGGTCCGGCCCAAACGCCCTGGCGAGGGTGGCGGGGGCGAGGCACCCACAAAGGTCTGCCCCATGTGCGAGAGCATCGTCGCGCTCTCTGCCACTGAATGCCCGGATTGCGGGTACGAATTTCCGGCCCGTGAGGTGAAGATCGCCCCGACCGCCGCTGCCCTGCCAGTTTTGTCGCCAAAAGCGCCACAATGGCTGCCGGTCCATGGCGTCTACTACAGTCGGCACGACAAGCTGGGTGGGCAGCCCTCGCTGAAGGTCACCTATAGCTCTGGGCTCACGTCCTACAGCGAATGGGTCTGTATCGAGCATCAGGGCTATGCGCGCCAAAAGGCTGCGGACTGGTGG